CAGATGCGCTCCGAAGCCAAAGCCGCTGAACAGCGGGGCAATATCCAGCTCGAGGCGCTCAAGCTTCTCGGTGAGGCCGACCTCAACCAGGCCAAGATCGGCAAATTGCAGGCGGAGACGCTTGCTCTGGGCCAACAAGCGCAAAGTGCTCGCACAAACCAGCAACTCGCGATCATCAACGCGCAAATCGGGGCAGCTCGCGCCAAACAGGAGACTCTCCTCAAGGCCGCTGCCATTCTTCAACGTAGTATACAACTAGGAAAGGACTCTGATGAGTCGAAATCCAGAGATGACGGAACAGGAGTGGACGGACTGGAAGATGCATCCAGTGACAGTCCAGTATCACAAGCGCTTGGAGCAATTTCTGGAGGATCTGAAGCAGCAATGGGTGTCGGGTAACTTCACCTCAAGCACTGTTGATGAAACAGCCCAGATGAACGCTTCCAACATAGGTAAGGCCCAGATGATAACTGATATTCTCGGGCTGGATTTTGAAACACTCACAGGAGATATGGAATGAAGATAGGTATCCGACCGACAGGCCACATGTTGCTGGTCCTTCCGGTTGAGGTAGAGGTCACGACCCGCTCAGGCATCGTGCTGGCAACCGCCACGCAGAGTCAGCGGGAGTCGATGGCCCAGACAGAGGCAGAGGTGGTTGCACTCGGCAACACCGCTTATTCCGATCAGCCAGTTCCCTGGTGTCAAGTCGGTGATAAGGTGGTTTTCGCCAAGTACGCTGGTACGATCTGCCAGGGGAATGACGGTAAGACATACCGTCTGATCAATGACCTTGACGTCAAGGCTATTCTGGAGACAAGTGAATGAGCACCGAACAAGAAGCCCCTGAGCAGCAGTCGTCGGCTGCAGAGACCGAAGCCCGCATGTTCGGGTGGAAGCCGCTGGAAGAATTTAAGGGAGACCCCGACCGCTGGCGTGATGCCGAAGCGTTTTTGGAGAAGGGCAAGCAGATCAACGGATTCCTGCGCAAGGACTTCGACAAGCTGCGCACAGAACTCTCGGTGCGTGATCAACGCATCGCGGCTCTCGAGTCCAGCATCCAGGAATTCGCCGCGTACCATCAGGAGACTGAGGCTCGGGCCTACAACCGCGCGATCACGAATCTCAAGGAGGAGCGTAAAGCTGCCCTTCGGGAGTCGGATGGTGAGCGGGTAGTGCAGATCGAGGAGCAACTGGACGACCTGCAGGAAGCTGCCGCGAAGACGAAACTTGCGCCGCGAGCCCCTGCTCCGCGAGACCCCTCTGCCCCCGATCCTGCCTTCGTTGCCTGGGTCGATCAGAATCCTTGGTATAAGGAGAACCGAGTTCTGCGCTCCCTCACCCACGATTACGCGGAAGAGTTGAAGCAGCAAGAACCCGGCCTGCTCGGACCCGCTTTCCTGAACAAGGTGAAGCACATCGTTCAGACGAATCATCCGGAATTGTTCCAGAATCCGGAGCGCACTCGCCCGAACGCGGTCACTGGTGGGGATGACTCCCGCCCAGGCAACCGGACTCGCGGCAAGACCTACGCCGACATGCCAGCAGACGCTCGGGCAGCCTGCGACGGTTTTGTCAAGAAGGGCTTTCTTACCAAGGAAGCCTATGTTAGAGACTATTTCGGAGATGAAGCAGCATGAGCACCCCTCAAGTAATGTCACAAGCGGCGTCGCAAGCAGCCTCGCAAGCAACGCAACAAGTTCGGGCCGAGTGTGACCGGCCAAAGCGTACCCAACGCGTCCCCTTCGGCGTCCCGCAGACCAAGCTGGGCGTCACCCTGGAAGTTCCCGGACACCACCTTTACTGGTGCAACGATGCCGGTGGACAACTGGAACAGGCCCAAGCCGGCGGGTACGAATTCGTAACTCCCAGAGAAATCGGTGAGACTCGCGACGGGTCTCAAGTGAAGCGGCTTGTCGGAACAAACAAAGACGGCTCGCCCCTCTACGCCTATCTACTGAAGATCAAACAGGAGTGGCATGAGGAAGACAAGAAACAGCTGGCGGCAATCGACGACCAGTTCGAAAAAGCCATCAAGCGCGGCACGCTGCTTGAAGAACCGGGCGAGAACCGCTACAACGGCGGCATCAAGCTCAACACGAACCGAACCTAACTAGGAGTTTTATTTTATGGCTAACGCTGCTGCCCCCTTCGGGCTTCGGCCTTCGCACACTGTGAGCGGAGCGCCTTTCAACGGTCAAACCCGTATGTACCGCATTCCCAGCACCGACGCGGTCGCCTACAGCATTGGTGATGTTGTCACCGAGGTAGCTGGTGGTGACGTCAAGACCGGTGTTTCCGATGTCGCCATCTTTGGTACGCGTGGTGTAACTGCTACGAGCGGCAATGCTCGTGGTGTTATTGTTGGTCTTGCTTCCAGCGCCGGTAGCGGTGGCGGCCAGCCTGTTGGCGGCGATCCTGACAACCTCGGTCTCATGATCATCCCGGCGACGAAGTCGAAAGACTATTACGTCTACGTCTGCGATGATCCGCGTATGATCTACGAGGCCCAGACCAACACCATTGCTTCCAGTGCCTTCAACAAGAACACCGGCCTTGCGGTTGGTGCTGCGCCGACGGCTACATCCCCGAACTGCAAGACGATCATCGACGGTGCCAGTGCCACAACCACTGCCGCCTTGCCGATCAAGATCGTCGGTGCCCCGGGGCGGATCGACAACGATCTCACCGCTCCAGGTACCAATGCCTGGATCTGGGTCATGTTGAACACCAGTTCTGCTGGTGGTGCGACAGCCGGCGTCTAACCTTTAACCAACATCAAGGAGAATTACAATGGCTGGCGTTATCGGCACCTCGAATCACCCCAAACTGCTCTGGCCCGGAATCAAGGGAATCTGGGGGCAGGCTTACGATGAACACACTCCCGAATACGTCGATCTGTTCGACGTCGACAGCAGCGACAAGGCTTATGAAGAGTTCGTACAGGTATCCGGCTTCGGTCTGGCTCCGGTCAAGGCTCAGGGAGCCCCCGCCGTCTATGACAGCGAGACGCAGGGCTTTGTCACCCGCATGGTGAATGTAGCCTATGCACTCGGCTACATCGTCACGCACGAAGAGATGCAGGACAACCTCTACATGGAAGTCTCGGCGAATCGTGCTCGCAGCAATGCCCGCGCCTTCCGGCAGACCAAGGAAAGGGTCTCCGCAGCTGTCTTCAACCGGGCGACCAATGGCAGTTACCTCTGGGCCGACGGCAAGACCCTGCTGGCGACGGATCACCCGACTACCCAGGGTGGCACATTCAGCAATAAGCTTGCTGTTGCCGCCGACCTGAGCGAAGCGTCCCTGGAAGACCTCTGCATCCAGATCATGCAGGCCACCGACGACCGTGGCAACCTGATCAACCTGATGCCGCAGAGCCTGCACGTTGCTCCGGCCAACTGGTTCGAGGCTACCCGCATCCTCAACACCACGTTGCAGGTCGGCACTGCCAACAACGATATCAATGCGATCAAGGCGCTCGGGATTTTCCCGAAGGGCGTCAAGATGAACCACTACTTCACCGTCCCGAAACAGTGGTTTGTTCGCACCAACATCGCCAAGGGCACCGGTCTCAACTTCCTGCAGCGTGAAGCGATGAGCTTCGAGCGCGACAACGATTTCGGCACCAAGAATGCGCTGGCCTTGGGCTATGAGCGTTATGCGTGCGGCATCGTTGATCCGCGCGCTGTCTACGGCTCCGAAGGTCCGTAAGATGGCTGCCCGCAAGAAGCCCGCAAAGAAGGCGCCGATGCCTTCGCGTTCCCCGGCACGTAAGTGCTAAACAAAATCTCCGGACTGTGGCCTGTCCTCAAAACAGGCCCTTCCGGGGTCCACAGCTAGGAGATTTTAAATGCCTTCCCCTCTTCAACAAGGTCGTGTTTCCTCGTTCCCCGGTGGCTTTCCCGCTGGCCTCTCGGTCCTCGGTATGCCGCTCGTTTTCCCGAATGCCCAAGGCAGCGTCTTCTTCGTCAACAACAGTACGGCGTCGTTGGCTGCTGGTCAGAGCCAAGGTTCCGACGGCAACAAGGGTACGTTCAACAAGCCGCTCGCTACACTGCAGGCTGCCGTCAATCGCTGCATCGCGGGTGCTGGTGATACCATTATCGTCGGTCCAGGTCACGCCGAGAACATCGCCAGTGCAACGGCTCTCGCAATCAACAAAGCTGGCATCAACATCATCGGTATGGGAGTCGGCGACAATCGTCCGACCTTCACACTGACAACAGCCAACACCGCGAAGATCGTGGTCTCGGCAGCCAACGTCTCGATCTGCAACTGCGTGTTCATTGCCAACTTCCTGAACATCGCTAACCTGTTCGATCTGACGACGGCCAAGGGCTTCAACTTCGACAGCTGCGAAGTCCGTGACACCAGCGCCATCCTCAACTTCCTCAACGTCTTTCTGCTCTCGGCTACCAGCAACGACAACGACGGACTGCGCATCACGCAGAACCGCTTCTACCTCATGTCCGCTGCCGGCGTCTGCAACATGGTCAGCTTCCGTGGGGTTCTGAATCGTTGCGAGATCAGCGACAACTACTACACCGCTCTGACGACTAATGCTGGTGCGGTGTTCGTGGTTGCAGCTGGTAAAGCTGTTACAAACCTGCTCATCCTCCGCAACAACTTCAACTTGACTAATGCCGCTGGTACCGCAACCGGCTATCTCCTGACGGCAGATACCGCTGGCACCGGCTACATCGACGGCAACAAGGACTTCTGCTTGGCCAACACCACTTACGCCAGCTCGCTCCTCGTCACCGCTGGTCGTGGCTTCCGGTTCGGTCAGAACTGGCACAGCCGTACCGCCGACAAGTCTCCCGGCACCGTCTTGCCCGCCGCTGACTCGTAAGAGTCTTGCATCATCCGGGGTTTCGTGTTCGCGGAATCCCGGCATTTTGTGTTCAAGGAATTAGCATGGGCCGAGCAGACTTCTACGCACCTGGAGACAACAATGTTATTTGCGATAGCTGCGGGCGCAAGCGTAAGGCCAGCACAGTGCGCAAGACCTGGGACGGTTTCTTCGTCTGCCCCGAGCATTGGGAACCTCGCCACCCGCAGGACTACGTTCGGAACGTTCCTGAGAGTACTCCAGTCGCGATCAACCGTCCGGCATCTGAGCCCACCTTCACCGCAGAGGCAGCTGCCCTTCCTCTCCCACCGAATCCGCTAGGAGTCTAAGATGTCGGTCACAAACACCACGGTTTTTAACCTGACTCGTAACGAGATTCTGGACGCGTCAGCTCGTGTGACCGGCTACCTCGGAGCGGGGGAGTCACTGAGTGCTGAGGATCGGACGAACCGGTCGCAGGCCCTCAATATCATGGTCAAGAATTGGGCGACTAACGGACTCGCTCTATGGGTCACGACGACTCTGGAGATCGACCTCATCCCTGGAGTCTACGCCTATAACATCAGTCCAACTGCCGGCTACGTCTACAGCATCAGCGCGTCAGGCGGTGGTGGGTATTTGGCTGGTGGTACCTGGACAGCAACCAATGGAAATGGTGCAGGGGTTGCCGCATCTGGAACCTACACTACAGACGGCGACCTGATCACCGGCCTGACGATCCTGGTCCCGGGAGATTCCTATACCAGCCCGCCGACTGCCGTGACGTTCTCCGGAGCTGGAGCAGGCGCCACCATCACCGCCGAGATCCGGGACATTACCTCCCACAAGCCGCTGAAGCTTCTCGACAGCAGCTTTGTGCGCGACCTCAACTCCGCGGATATCTCCTTGCGGCAGCTGGCTCGCAGCGATTACAACATCCGTAGTCCGAAGAATCAGCCCGGAAC